ACTTGTACCTATCGTTCACAAGAGGAACAAGATGTTCTCTTCAACCAGGGTCGCACTACCCCAGGTAAGATTGTTACTTGGACGCATAATTCGAGGCACACACGAAGAGATGCCTTTGATATTGCTATTCTCAGATCAGGTCAACCAGTGTGGGATACTAAAATTGATGTTGATGCCGATCATATTCCTGACTATGAAGAAGCTGGCAAGATTGGTGAGAGTGTTGGATTGGTGTGGGGGGGAAGGTGGAAGATACCTGACTATCCCCACTTTCAGTTAAAGGAGGCGTAAGGATGGCAGGCTTTTCAATAGCTAATTTAGATATAGGTGGCGTTTTCTCAGGTGTAGGGCAACTTGCAAAGGATTTACGAACTGCGTTCACAGGCAAGGAACCGATAAGTGCAGATAAGGCAGCAGAATTGGCTGTCAAGGTTCAAGAATTAGAAAGTAAAGTGGAAGAAGGGCGTATATCTGTTTTGGTTGCAGAAGCTGCTTCAAGCGATAAATTCACCTCTCGTGCAAGACCTTCGTTTATGTATGTGTTTTATGCAGTAGTTTTGTGCCTAACTCTTTTTGCTCCGTTTGTTGGGATATTTTTTCCATCTCAGATGATGCAATTTTACGCCAATGTTCAGTATGGCTTCAAGGCTATACCAGACATTATGTGGCAGACATTTGGTGTGGGTTATCTCGGTTATGTAGCAGCAAGAGAATATGGGAAGTCAAAAGGAAATAGTTGATAATAATAATTAAAGGATAACTAAGATGGCTAAAACAAGTAAGGTAAATCAGATAATTGCTGATAAGAAAATTAAGAAACAAAAGTCCAAAGGTAAAAAGAAAAAGTAATTATATTAGTAAAGTTTTAGTAATTATGGTAAAAAGAGACTGTAGTGGCGGCGGGTGGCTTGCCACCATGACGCGCCGACACGCAAGGACCGCTTGAAGTGATAAATATAAGTATCTAAATATCTAAGCACAGGA